GCGCTACATATCCCGTGAGTGGTATAGGTTTCTTAATAATATATACTCAATTCTGGGTAGCGGGTCGCTTCGCTATGGCACGTTTTTCGACACGACCGACCAGATTGCGGCGTCGCCAGATACGCCCTACGCGGTGACGTTTAATAATACTGATCTTACGGCTGGCGTCTATTTGGGGTCGCCCTCGTCGCGGCTTTATGTGGATCGGCCGGGCGCGTATAACTTTCAGTTTTCGCTGCAACTTTCCAGCACAAACGCAAGCACCAAAAATGTGTATATATGGGCGCGCATAAACGGCGTTGATGTGCCTGATTCGGCGACGCGGATAACCATGAAGGGCTCGAATGAAGAATATGTCGCGGCGTGGAATTTCGTGCTAAGAATGAATACAGCCGATTATTTTGAGCTTATGTGGGCGACATCCAATGTAAACGTGCAGATCCTCGCAGACCCCGCGACGGCGTTCTGCCCGGCAATCCCTTCGGTCATTATGACCGTGTCCTGTAACATAGGTGCATAATGGCGGTCGTAACTCCCACGCCTAAAACGCAGTTCCTGACCGCAGACGGCGCGCCGCTGGTCGGGGGGCGCGTCTATACTTATGAGGCGGGCACGACGACGCCGCAGGCTACCTATACGGACTCCAGCGGTTCGACGGCTAACAGTAACCCCATTATCCTTGACTCGCGTGGCGAGGCCAATATCTGGCTCGGCGAATCGGTCTATAAGTTTAAACTTGCTGACGCCGACGATGTCGAGATCTGGACGGTTGACTACGTCGCGGCTCCGACAACGTCGCTCTCCCCGGTTCTGTCCGGCAACGTCACGATTTCCACTAACTCGTCCGGCCCTGCGCTGAAGATCACCCAGACCGGCACGGGCGAAGTTCTGCGCGTGCAAGACAGCGCGGATCCTGACACGACACCGTTTATCATCAACTCGGCAGGGCTTCTCGGCCTCGGAACTGTGTCGCCGACCGAGGCACTGGACATAGACAATAATGGTAAGATTCAGTTTTCTTCGGCCGGCGTGTCGCGCACAGTCATCGAAGCTGACGCCACAAATTCCACGTTCGACGTAAAAGATAACCGCAATTTTGTCGTGCGCACCAATGGCAGCGCGCGGTTTACTGTCGCGGGCAACGGAAACGTAACTTTTGCCGGGGGCATAACCATATCGTCTGGCGGTGTCGCCGTGACGGGTAATAGCACGGTTACTGGCACGCTGGGCGTTAGCAGCACGTTGACCGTATCGTCCGGCGGCCTCACCGTATCGGCGGGCGGCGCGGCCATTACAGGCAATAGCACCGTAACCGGAACTTTTGGCACGACAGGCGTTCTGACTGCTCAATCTGGCGTCACGGTGTCGTCTGGCGGCCTTACGGTGTCGTCTGGCGGCGCGGGTATTACGGGCAACAGCTCCGTTACGGGCACGCTGGGTGTCAGCAGCACATTGACCGTGTCGTCAGGCGGCGCGGCGATTACCGGCAACAGTTCGGTCGTCGGCACGCTCACAGCCACGACGTTCTCGGGCGCGTGGGCGAATATTCCCGCCGGCACCGTCATGCTGTTCGTGCAGACTTCAGCTCCGACCGGCTGGACTAAGTCCACGGCGCATGACAATAAAGCACTGCGCGTCGTGTCAGGCTCAGCCTCGTCAGGCGGCAGCGTCGCGTTCACGACGGCGTTTGCTTCGCAGGCTGTTACCGGCACAGTCGCCAGCTATACGCTGACAACGGCGGATATTCCGTCGCATAATCATAGCGCCACCAGCACCAGCACTAGTTCCAGCACCAGTTCGGTGACGGATCCGGGCCATACACATAGCTACACCGCGCCCGCTACAGGCGCGGCGGCAGTGTCTCTGGGCGGCGTGCCTATTGTAACGGCGGGCACCGCAGCAGGGACTACCGGATCGGCTACGACTGGCATAACAGTAGGAACGACAACCACAACTTCTACCTCTACATCTATCGGCAACACAGGTGGGGGTGGCGGTCATGCTCACGGCTTCTCCGCGCCAAACATAAACCTCGCCGTTCAGTATGTAGACGTAATCATAGCGACGAAAGACTAATGGAACTCAAAAACGGAACCTTCTGTCCGCTTATCAAAAAAGACTGCGTGCAATTAAAATGCGCGTGGTTTACATTGTTGCGCGGGACAAACCCCAATACGGGCAAAGAAATAGACGAATGGATGTGCGCTATTACGGCTATGCCTATGCTTCAGATTGAAGTGGCAAAGGAAGTCCGTCAGGGCGCAGCCGCGACCGAGTCTTTCCGTAATGAAGTGGTTGCTATATCATCGCAACCCGTCACGCCGCTTATCGGCAGGAGCTAACAATGGACCCTTTTACCATAGCCCTTCTCGGCAGCTCCGCCGCCAGCGGTCTGGGGTCCATTCTGGGCTCCCGCGCTTCAGGTAAGGCTTCCGCCGCGCAGGCGCAGGCAGCTATGCTGGGCGCGGTCCTTCAGGCGCAGGCGCAGGAGCGCGCTCGGGCTGACATTCTTCAAGGTAAGGCGGGCGGCGAACAGGCCCTGAGATCGGCCGTTGGTCCGACGCTTGAAGCCTTGCAAGCGTCAAGCGCGCGCGCTGAAGAGGCGCGGCGGGCCGGCGCAGGGGAGGCTGCGGCCGAGCTGGAGCGCGGACGCATGGCGTCCATCATGCCGCTACTGGCGGCGCAGCAGTCCCAGCAGGAGGCGCTTTTGGGCGCTACCGGCGGCCAACTGGCGGCGTTGCGCGGTGGAGCGGGTCAGGCCGCTGGAGCCATCCAGCGCGGTATGGGGCAGGGCGCGGGCGCGCTCACGGGCGCGGAACGCCGCGCGGCGGGAGAGCTGACCGCAGGCGAGATGGGCGGTCTCGGCGCGCTGGGCGGCGCGTTCGGAATGCAGGCCGGCTATCAGCAGCCATATGTATCGACGGGCGCAGGCGCGCAGAATCAGCTTGCGGCGCTCTACGGCGTTGGCGGCGATGTCAACGCGCCGGGCTATGGCTCGTTTATGCGTCAGCCGACGCTCGAAGAGCTTCAGATGGACCCCGGCTATGCGTTCCGTGTGGCGGAGGGCGAGCGGGCGATGCAATCAACGCTCGGCTCGTCGGGTATGCGTCAATCTGGAGCGGCGTTGAAAGCTGCGACGCGCTACGGACAGGAAGCGGGCAGTCAGGAATACCAGAATGCTTACGCGCGGTTCATGGCCAACCGTCAGGCCGCGCTGTCCGGCCTTCAGGGCCTTGCGGGCTCGGGTCAGGGCGCGGCTAATGTTATGACGCAGGCTGCGGGCGGTCTTGGCGCGGGAGCTGCCGGACTCATGCAAACCGGCGCTACAGGCCGTGCGGGGCTTGCGTCTCAGACCGGCGCTAATCTTGCAAACATTTACGGGACCGGCGCGCAGAATCTTGCGAACATATACGGCGCGCAGGGGCAAAACGTCGCAGGTGTGTTGGGCCAGACAGGCGCTAACCTTGCGAATGTCTATGGCACAACGGGCCAGAATGTCAGCAATATTCAGGGTGCGACTGGGCAAAACCTTGCCGGGCTGCGCGGCGCGCTCGGCACGGGGCTGTCGGCGGATATTCTTGGCAGCGGCCAGAACATCGCCAATGTATATTCTGGTCTCGGCACCGGTCTAGCGAATATCGCCACGGGCTCCGCCGTCCCGCTTGCCAATCTGGCGACCGGCGGCGGGCAGGCGCTCGCGACCGGGCTGGAGAACGCCGCGCAAGCCCGCGCGTCCGGCTATATGGGCGGCGCGTCGGCGCTGTCTCAGGCGCTGGGCAATGTCGGGCAGAACGCGCTGGCATATAGCATGATGGACCGCATGTATGGTCAAGCGCGGCCGGCGACGGCGCAGCCGTTTAACCGAAATTATGGTATGGGTTACGGCCCGCAGCTTTGAGGTCTGACTAATGGCCGTTCGATATGACATTGCGTCTATGGTGCCCCAAATGAGTGGCGGCGGCATAGATCCGCTTAACATGATGGCTCAGTTGCGTCAGCAAGAATACCAGCAGGCGCAGCTTGCGCGTATGGCGCAAAGCATGGACGTGCAGGATCTTCAGGCGCAGATTGCTGCGCAGCGAGAACTTCGCCAAGCTGAAGCAGCGCAGCGTCAGGCGGGGCTATATGGCGCGCAGCAGCAGGAAGCGGAACAGAAAATTCAGGCCGGCAAGATCGACCTCTATAAGAATATGTTCCAGAATTTCGTCAACGACCAAAAGTCGCTCGATAGTTTTGTGACTATGATGGAGCGCGACTTTCCGCAGGGCGTTGCGGCGTTCAAGGGCAAAACCTATTCGGACGACTGGAAACAGAGTCTTCTGAAGCCTGAAGGCGACTATATGGAAGCCGGCGGCGAAGTATATCAGAAGACCGCAAGGGGTCTCAGACCGGCCCCTATCATCCAGCCCGAGGCCATCCCCGGCCCGCGTCAGGACATGGCGACGGCGCTTATTAAAGAGCGCGAAGGATTTATCGAGAAGCCGAAATACGACGTGAACGCCTATCGTGCCGGGTATGGTAGCGACACCGTGACGTTGCCGGACGGCACTGTCCAGAAGGTGACGCCCGGTATGCGCGTGTCGCCCGAGGATGCTGAGCGCGATCTTCAGCGGCGCATTCAGACTGAGTTTGTCCCGAAGGCTGCGGCCAAGGTCGGCGAAGAAGTCTGGTCTACGCTGCCCGAGAATACGCGCGCCGCGTTGACTTCGGTCGCTTATAACTACGGCACGGTCCCCAGCCGTATTGTCCCGGCTGTGCAGTCAGGCAACCCTGAGACGATTGCGCGGGCTATCGAGAGTCTGGCCGGCGACAATAAAGGCGTCAACGCCGGGCGGCGTATGCAAGAGGCCAATATCGCTCGTGGCACGGCTATGCCCGGCTCGCGCGCTGTGCCGGCTTTCGCCGCTGGCGGCGCGCCGTCGTTCATGGGCGGCCCCGAGATCATGCCGCCAATCAATATGATGGCTCCCCCGGCTGCGCCTATGAACGCGATGGCTGCGCCTGCTCTGCCGACGCCGTCCGCACCGCAGCCAGCGCAGCCGGCTACGGCTGCTACGGTTGGCACTCGCAAACAACTTAAAGGCCAGTCGAACATTGATAAGACGCTAGATAAGATGCTTGGGTCCTACGAAAAATTATCGGCGTCTGGCGATATAGTGAGCAGCGCGACCGCTGCCGCTAGTCCTCTATCGACTATCGGAACCTACCTCAAAGGAACGGCGCTCGGTCAGGATGTAGAGCGCGCGCGCGGCTCCAAAGCGCAAGACGTGCGCAATCGCATTTCCGCTCTGCGCGGGCAACTTCTTCAGGATATTAAAGAAGCTACAGGTCAGACCTCTAAAGAGTTGGATTCTAATTTTGAGTTGAAAATGGCTCTGGAGCGCCTCGGCGATCCTACCATGTCAATTGAATCTATCCGCGCTATTGTAAGTGACTTGTCAGCCCGTTACGGGTCTGGAAAAGTCAAACTGCCTGAAGAAGAAGCGGCCCCCGCACCGGCTGCCCCCGCCGCTGCGGCTACGCAACGAACTATCGTAAAACGCGGGACATACAATGGCCGCCCTGTGGTGCAATATAGTGACGGAACCATAGACTATGCCGATTGATCCGTCCAAAGTCCAATGGACCGAAACTATTGACCCGTCCAAGGTCCAGTGGGACACAGGTCTGACTATGGGCCGCGCGGCGGAAGTCGCGGGCGGCGCTGTAGCGCCTATCGCTGCCGCAGCCGGTTTGGGCGGCCTTGTCGCAGGGCCGGTCGGCGCTGTCGCGGCTCCTGCTGCGCTCGGCGTCGCGGATCTGGCGACGACGCTCTACAATTTGGCCGCCCCCAAGATGGGCACGTCGCAGGTCCGCACGCCGTCTGACATTGCGCGCCAGTATCTGACGCCGGAATCATTCAAGCCCCGCACGCAGGCTGAAGAGCTGTTGGCCGCCGCCGCTGAAGGTGGCGCGGGCGCACTGACGGGCGCGGGCGCAGCGAACGTGCTGGCGCGCCGCGCGGCCCCCGGCGTCGTGCGTAACGTCATGGCCACCATGGGCGAGCGCCCGCTTGTGCAGGCGGGCGCTGGCGCAGGCGCAGCCGCCGCTCCGGTTCGGGCCGAGCAGATGGGCGTCGAAGATCCTCGCGCGCTGCTGGCGACGAGCCTTGTCGGCGGGTTGGCCGGTGCGCGCGGCGCAGCCGGGCTACAGCGCGGCGTCGAGTCCGCGACAGCGGCGGGGCAGCGCGGGCTTATGGGTCTTACGGGCGGATTGCCTACGACAGAGGCTTTGAAGCAGCGCGCTTCTGAGTCCTTTGAACGCGCCACAACTATGGGCGTGCAATATGACCCGCAGGCGTATCAGACATTTAAGAGTGGTCTAGCGTCTGGGCTCAAAGGCTATGACCCGGATTTTAGCAAGTTCGCCGATGTCAAAGTCGCTATCAATAAACTAGAAAATCTGGACGCTCAGCCTCTGACTATTGAGCGGCTGCATCATATGAGAGAGACGTTAGGCATACTGCGGCAAGATGCCGAAAAAGATGTGCGGCGGCTGGGGGGTATTCTTACAGACAAACTTGATGAGTTTGTCACTAACGACAAGAATACAAACATCGCGGCGCGTATGTCAGGCGCGGGGCAGGAAGCCGCCGACGCGCTCATGTCCGGTATCCGTGACTACCGCATGATGTCGAAAAGTTCGGAGATTGAACGGCTTATCGACCGCGCCAATCTGTCGGGCGGATCAGCCGAGAACATTGAGTCTCAGTTCCGTTCGTTGGCTAAGAATGAAGCTCGTATGCGGCGCTTCACAGAAGACGAGCGCGCAATGATTCGACGCATTGCGGAAGGTAAAGAAGAATCAAAGATAGCTAAGTATTTGAGCGGATTCGCGCCCTCTTTTCGCAGTCCGGGTATGCTTATGACGCAAGCCGTTGTAGGTGGATACGGATATTCCAAAGATGACCCCTACGCGCTCTACGGGGCCACAGGCGCAGCGCTAGCCGGTGCGGGCGGTCGCGCTGTCCGCAATGTCATGGCGCGGCGGGCGGCGTCCAACGTAGCGGCTATGACGCGCGGCGCGCCGACAGCCGTTCCTTTCTCAGTTCAATTTGCGCCGCTGGCCGCTCCTATTGCGACACAGGGCGTCAACGCGATGGCGAAGCGATGACGAGCGAAACACAGATCTTCTTTGACGTGGCCGTGGCCGTCATCGGCGCTATGGGCGGCTGGATCCTCAATACCGTTTGGGTTTCTGTGAAGGAACTCCAAAAGGCTGACAAGGATCTGGCTGACAAGGTCGGCGAGATCGAGGTGCTGGTCGCCGGGCGATATATGACCCGCGACGAGTTCAACAACACGCTCGCGCAAGTCTTCAACAAGCTCGACACGATCCGCGACATGATCGCCAAAAAGGCTGACCGATGAATCTGGCCGTCTT